AAAAATATCTAAAAATAAAATTATAGACATGGAAATCAAAAAAACAGGAAAGCTATTTAGTTTTTGTTGTGCTGTGCCTGCTATTATTATGAAGAAAAATGATAAAGAATTTAATCGTTTCTTTCAAAAGTATATACTTGGTATGAATTACTCAGCAAGATCTGGTTGGAAAGAATTACTCTGTACACTAGATAATAACCAAGTAAAGCAATTAGAAACGTATTTAGAAAATAATCGTAGAGACGAATATAAACCAAATTTAGTTGATGTAATAGAAGAAAGGCTTTACGTGACACAGTAACCAAATGAATATATAAAATAAAAATAAAGAAATGTATTACGTATATCAATTAATCCAAGAAGGTAAAGTAGTCTATGTAGGCGAAACTCAAAACCCAAAGCAAAGAATGTATGACCACACTAAACGTAAACCAAAACACAGTGGACATGGTATATTCTATGGTTTAAATTTAGAAATAGAAATCATTGAGTGTTATGCAACCAAAAAAGAAGCATGGCATAGACAAGTTAAAGAACAAAAGAAATTTGGTTTCGCAACTGATTACGATAAGTTAAGAGCAGGTGTAACACAAGAATCATGCTCTAAAGGTGGAAAGACAGCAGCAAAAAGACGTAAACTTTTAACAAGTAAATAATATGACTAAGAACCACATCGATAACTTTGACGATACTAAAATACACCTGTGGGTACCAGACTTTACATCTAATGCACCTGACTGGGATAAATGTTGGATAACCTTTTGCTATGCAGTAGCCCTTAACGAAGGTCTTAAAAAACGTTATGAGTTTCATTTACATGATTACGGCTTAATGATACCTCATCAGTTAAATGATAAGCATGCAGTCATTGCAGCTTTTAATCAAAAATATGGTAAATACATAAAGATGTGGTACATAGATGGCTTTAGAGCTAGCTTTACAATTATTAAAAAAGAATGGAACTTTATAGAAACGTTTATTCCTGCAGGTTCTGTTCAAAGAAAGTGGATTCATTTATATTCTCAAATCTTTGATGATAAAGGTTTTAAACATGATATCTTTACTGAAGAAGATGGTTTATGGACAGGATTAGCTAAAAGAGTAGCTTGGTCGTCAGTAACACAAGAAAACGCATGGTGGATGAGTAATGAAGAACATCATCGTTGGTCAAACAGAGTAGCGCCATTTAAGCAAAAGCCACCTTATCTTCAGGATGGTTTTAGAAATAAAGAAGGAAAGATAGTTAAACCTTATAGAGGTGCTCCTAAAAAACATACAGCAACATTAAAATATAAAGATGATTAAAAACTTTAAAGAGATGATGGGATTACCTAATGCAGATGGGTATCATAACTTATTACCAATAACACAATTACGTATAAGAGATAAACTTCTAGGAGGCTATCTACATATACCAGCTCATGAATTAATAGATGAGTTACAAGAGGATCTAAAGATAGTTGAACATGCAGAGGAATACGAATTAGCACAAGCATATAAAGATCTTATAGATGACCTCGAAACATTAGACTGGGTTAATGAATGAATTCTTAACAGAAAAATATAATGATATAATTAAAATGAGTTGGAGGATCTGCAAATCACCAGAGGCTGAAGACGTTGCTCATTATGCAATAGAACAATTCTTAGTACATAAAAGAGGACAAGAGTTGGTTGATAAAGGACAAGGAATGTTATTCTTATCAGGTATCATACATAGATCTTTTCATAGTGGGACTAGCCCTTATCATAAATTATATAGACAAAGCGGAAGGGTATACGGTTTACATGACAAGACAGCTGAGAAGCTTGTAGATGAGGAGTATGATATTGAAGTAGATTATACCATAGAAGCAATCCAAGGTATCTTAGAGGACATGGAATCTGATACAGTAGAACAATGGTATAGAGCAAAGTTATTTAATATGTGGATAGAAAATTCTAATTACTCAGACTTAAGTAGGATCACAGGTATACCTAGAACAAGTATTTCACAAGCAGTAAATGAATGTAAAGAATTTATAAGAAAAAGAATAGAAGAAAATGGAATTAATACTTAGTATATTAGGAGCAGCAGCATTAGGTCATCTAGGCGCAGACTTTTTAAATAGATTTAGTTGGTTACCTGATAAACCATTTAAATGTAACATGTGTTTAACCTTCTGGTTAAATGTCATACCTTTTATATTTCTATACGGATATGAAGGTATTTTCTATGTAGGGTTAGCATCAATAATATCAGAACTATATTTTAAATACATATGAACGAACAAGAATATCAATACTTAGATAAAAACATTTACTTATTAGGTAATGTTAAATGGAATAGTGAACAACAAAGTGTACTCTTCGGTATGTATAACAGAATCACTGGTGAAAACAAACCACCAACGAGCTGTGGCCGATGTGTACTAAATATTAAAAAAAGATTACAATTTGAATATGAAAAAAGAAACAGTAAAAATCAAAGGTGAGACTTACACGGTTAGCTCATCAACAACAGAAGGACTTAAGAAAGGAATTAAAGATCTAAAGAAGTCTCTAAAACAAATAGAAAAAACAAAAGAAGAAGATGGCATTTAAACCAGGACAAAGCGGTAACCCTGATGGTAGAAAAAAAGGATCTCAAAATAAATACACTAAGCAAGTAAAAGAAGCTATGGGTATGTTATTAGAAGGTAACTTAGATAATCTATCAATATGGTTAGCACAAATAGCAGCAGACGATCCAGCTAAGGCAATGGATATAGTAATAAGACTAAGTGAAAGGTTTGTACCGAAGCTCTCTCAACAACAAATAACAGGAGGAGACGGTGAAGACTTATTTAAAAACATATCATTTAAATTCGGTAACGACGAAGAGTAATGTACATAGGCTTCACTCCACATAAAAAACAAAAAGAAATAATCCATTCTATATTAAACGGAAAAGAAAAATTCCATATAGTTAGTGTAGGTAGACAAATGGGTAAATCTTTAATGGGAATGAACCTCGCACTCTATTGGGGTATTAATAATGGAGCATGTAAAATCCTTTGGGTATCTCCAGTTTACTCTCAAACAAATAAAGTACATAAAGAGTTAGTCGCAGCAATAACCGAAAGTGGTATCATTAAATCAAATAACTATGGAGATAATACTTTAACTCTTAAGAATGGTACCGAGATCCTGTTTAGGAGCGCAGAAAGATATGATAACATTCGTGGTCTAACTTGTGACTATGGAATTATAGATGAGGCAGCGTTTATGAAGAATGATGCATGGGCAGAAGCAATTAGACCAGTATTTGCTGTAAGAGGTAAAAAGGTTCTCTTCATCTCAACTCCTAAAGGTAAAAACTATTTCTATGATTTATTTCAATTAGGAATGTCTGGAGATAACCCAAGGTACAAATCATACACAGGATCTTCATACGATACACCTTACATAGACAGAGATGAAATAGAAGATGCTCGCACAACCTTACCTAAACAGATATTTGAACAAGAGTACTTAGCAACTTTTATTGATGACGGCGGTGAAGTCTTCTCTAACATAAAAGCAAACACTTTCGCAAACTATCCACAAAAAACTAATTCAATATACTGTGGAATAGATTTAGGTAGAGCAGATGATTATACAGTCGCAACCTTTATAGATAAGAACGGATCTGTAATAGACATATATCGTAATAATAAAACAGAGTGGTCAACGATGGTGAGAGAAATCATTGTACTCATAAAAAAGTATAATGCGACTGTCATGGTTGAGGTTAACTCTATTGGTGATGTAATCTATGAACAGCTTAAGGCTCAATGGCAAAACACAATACCTTTCGTAACAACTGCGAAGTCTAAACCTGAGATCATAGAAGGACTAATATTAGACTTTAATGAATCAAACATTAAGATTCCTAATAAAGACTTGTTTCCTCCTCTGATCCATGAGCTGGGTATATTTAGTTACGAATATAATCCAAGGACACGTAATGTAAGATACGGTGCTCCATCGCCACATCATGATGACTGCGTTATGTCACTGGCAATTGCAAACTACAATCGCAAACAAAATCAATCTATCGGTACCTATGCAGTTATGGGTAAGAGATAATTCAAATCATTCATAAAGTATATTTCTTAGTATATGGTAAAGA